TCTTTTGGTACAGAATCCCAAAAAGTATTTATAGGATCATCAGACTGAAGAACTGCCTTTTCATATGTCTTGGATGATAGAAGTGATGTTCTACTAGGAACAGCCATTAGAACCTCTTCTTAAATTTTATTCCATACATAGGATTGTCTTCATACTTTAACTCACCACCTGGGCTATATTCACTAGGTGATTCAATATCCGTAGGCACTCTCTGATTAAATCTTCCAATAGAAATTTCTGATCCACCACCCATAGGGAAATTCAACTTCTTTCCAAGTAAAGACTGAAGAGTACTTTTTGGTGTATGAGAATAACTCTTAAATCTAGGAGTTTGCATAAACTTAGGTGCCTTCCACTTAGACCTATACTGTAAGTCCCAATAGTCCCTTTTACCACCAGGGCTTGCACTTGATCTAAGAGAATGTGTTAGGGAATCGTACTTCTCACTCATATCTAAATAAATCTAATGCCATATCAAAGTCAGTTTGACCACTTGATTCTGTATCGTGGTATACACCTGCTTCATGAACACCTTCATGAGCCATCGTTTGACGAACATCACCTTCAGACCTTCCTCCTGCTACAAAAATAGTATCTGGATCAGTACTAAATAAGTCAGACATGAAATTTGGTTCTTTTTGCCACCCAGCACGCCTTCTCTCCCCAAGAATAGAGTATTCATCTACATCAGCACCATAACTCTCAGAGAACATAGTCTCAGAAGCTGGAATTGCTTCATCCTCAACACGATAAGCAACAGTTTTACCTGATCTTATACGTTCTATTGCTTTCATAGCGGCTTTTTCTGATTTCTTTCTACCTTTCCCTGACAAATTATAGATAGCATCTGTAAAATCTGCCGCTCTATTCTCAAGCATATCAGCATAATCAGCTCCTGGGATCAAAGAAGCGGGTCTTCCATACCATTTTACTTGGTTGACAGCCTTGTCTACCTTCTTTCCTACAATTTTATTTAGATAGTTACCCATCTATGCTACAATCCAAGACTTTGCCTTGCGTTTAGGCTTAAACCAGCCTGTTTTCTCCTTATTTCGCTTCAAAGAAGGCGGAAAAGCATGCACGTTTGCATAATAAAGAGTTTCAATGGTGTCATCGTGAGCCATTCTTGGGCCAAATGTAAGGATTTCGTGCTCTAAATCAAAGTGATTGGACCTAATATGGACAGTTCCCATTGAAAATCTACCTGATAATCCGCTATATATACGATTTCTCTTCTGTGTTCCACCTGGCTTCTCAGGAATTACCGCTATATCAAAGCGATTTAACCTTCTTCTTTCATCATTCATAGCCTGGAAGATTGACCTATTCATCGCAACGTCTTCCACGGTGGCACTAGTACAATGATACTTATCATATAACTCTACAATGAAATCTACAACACCTTTTTTCCCTAAAATCTCTCCATTAAGTGATTTTGAACCCACCGTTGGGATACTTCTGTGTCTTTCGTATTCGAGGACGTGTAAGTTATTATCTGGACAAATACCCACAACCATAATGACACTAAAATCAGATTCTTTAGTATCAATGTCAGTAGCAGGGTCACACCCGATAAATGTATTGATAGGCACTTCTTCTCCGTCCTGTATAAGATAGTTAAACCCATCACGGTGTTCGTAATATCCTTCCCACTTTTTGATATGTTCTCTACGCCACATCGCATCTTCTTCACTCATCACCTCCATCATATATTCTTGAAAGAACTTTGACGCCTGTCCAGAATCACGGTAGAACTTCTTCTTCTCTGCCAGCTTCTTCTTTCCAAAGAAACTTGGCCACAAGGGATTCCCGTCTGGGTCTAACGCCTTGTGAGTGATAACGTGCCAGCTAAACTTTTTACCTTCTTTTTTAGCAATCGAAAAGTTTCTGAGAAGGTTATTAATGAATGAATCGTGATGTACAGGAGTCCCATTAACACGTAACCTACCAGTATGAGGCTCAAGAGCAGGATAAACAACAGCTGTGACAAGATTGGCGTTTTTAGCACGCGCTTCGGGAGTAATGGTATTTGCTTCATGTTCAAAGTCATCCAATATAATTAAGTCGTATCTCTTGTGAAGTTTCGCTCCACCACGTATTCCAGCAACATTGCTCTTAGAAATTAGTTTGCATCCATTCCTTGTCTCAATATCTTCTTCTGTCCATTTGGGCCCTTTTAGATTCCCAAAATAGTATTTGATCTTTTCGTTAAATTCGAGATGATGTTTAATATAATCCATATTACCGACAGCGAGTTTCTGGGTAGCAGAAACCCATCCATAAAAAAGAAGCTCTGGTGCAAAAACGAAATCTTTTATAATGCTACATTTAGTGAGGACAGTCTTTCCATGTCCCCTCGGTACAATGATAGCTAACTGCTTAGTTTCTAAATCATCAGTAGAGTCGGCTACCTCATAATGGAAAGCAGGTGTCTCTGACCGCATAAAGTCATTGGGTAAAAAAAGTTTCCCAAATGCAATAAGATCACTTTTTGCGAGTCTTAGAACTTCTTCCGCTTCGCTTATGTTCTCTTTGTTGATGTTCATCAGTTAGTCTCTTTTTTAGCTCTTCAGTCTTATCTTCCATCTCAATATAAGAAGTTAAGACATTTTCTATATTAATAATTCTACCCATCATAACATTCATCCCATCTACAAGGTCTCTCTTGAAAATCTTCGTTTTACTCACTGCATATCCATCCTCTCTGGTACTTCCATCCCGTCAATTATACAAAATAACTCTCTTAGTATCGCCATTTCCTTAGAGGAAGGCTTTAATATTCGGAGCATTGTTAATTGCTTCCTTTTCGTCTTCAATTCTGCAATAGCATCATCAAGAGCCATCTTCTTAGGTGTTACTTTTAGGCTAAATATTTCTGATTCTATGCTACCCAACAGTTAATATCATCCTTCTTAAATTCCATTACTACCCAGCCAGCTCTCGCCACACGCATCATCCTATATCTCACATAATGAGCATACCCAAGAAAACTTCCACCCCTTATATACCAACATCTCTTCAAAGTCTCTCTTCCATCCTCATCTATTCCTAGAGAATCAATAGGCTTTGCATATAACTGATGATTATGACCAAGATAGAAAATATCTCCCATAGAATAGACATCTCTCATCTTATCTAGCTCCAAATCTCCATTCTTAGCTCCAGAAGAACCGTGACCAGATGCCATGTACCACTCTCTACCACTAATATTAACTCTCAAATACCCAGGCAACTCAAAATACGGAACATCCATATCCCTGGCAATCATTCTAGAGACATCGTAGTCCAGCATGTTAATAGATCGTAGATAATCGTGATTTCCACCTCTGATAAAGATACACTTATCTTGAATTGGTCTTATTAAATCCATAAATGCTAAATGCTGTTCATCTGGTGAGATGACCTGGCCTCTCTGCACTATCTTGTAATTTGGTGGGATACACTCCAGAATATCTCCATTACCAAACCACCGTGCATGAGGGTCTTCGTATATTTCCTTTACCGCTTCTAGGAACTTGTCCCTTCTGAAGTCTACAGCACCAACATGAATGTCGGTTAGACCATGTATTCTCATTACATAATCTGACTTTACTTCTAAGACTTCTCCTGGTTCTACTTTCTTCTCTACGTAGTCTATCTCAGTATTGATAGGAATAGAGAAATTTGAATTACATGAATGACAATGGAACTGTTGTGCTAATTTCTCCGAACCGTCCGCCGCCGTTGATTTTTTTCGCCCGTTTTTCTTTATCCGCATTGAAGAACATTTGGGACATATCATTTTTTTGTATCCTTATTTTCCGTATCTTGAACATAAAACTCTTTTACTAAGTCTATTGTGTCAACCCCTTTAGTAAATGTCCCAACTACATCTACGCATCCATTGATATATGCATTTGCTTCTATGGTAGTATCAAATGCTCTCATAGGGGCATCTCCCTGTTTATTTTTTAACATATCTGACCAGTATACAAGATACTTCATTATGACTCCTCGCTATCAGAAGTGCTGACCTCCAACTCAGGTCTTTTAACAGCAGCTAATTGCTCAGGGCTAAACTCTTGAAGCATCCCTAATACACCCACTTCCTGTTGTCGTATCGTGGTAGTGCCAAGAGTGCCTATGACCTTACCAAGTTCTTTAGTGCTCTGGAGAATTATATTCTCATCATCGCTATTCTCACAAAGACACTTGAGGTTGTGCAAGATGTACTCATGGTCAATACCCATGCTCTTTGCCACATCCATTACACCTCGTTCAATCTCTTTCATAACTCTCTCCTGTTTGAGTAATACTACTGCTTTCTTCTGGGTATCCTTATCGCTGGCTAATGATGAGAAGGCTTCTTTATAAGCTTTGAGAACACTTCGTCCTGCAACTACTGAAGTAGCAAATATCCTTTCTCTCTTTGTGAGGTTCTTCCTTTCCTTGATCCTTGTTGAAGGACTTTTGATCTTACCACTGAACGTATAACGATTTTTATGCTTCTCAAAATCCGTATCCATAATCGTGTTGGGTCTATTGAGAAACGTACCAACAACTGTCCGCACCCATCCTTTCGCATATTTGTAATTCTTCCTATCTCCTGGGTGGTTTATAACATTTGACACTTTGATAAGCTGTACAATATTATCATCATCACTCCAAACCCAATCGCCCTCTTTCCCCTCTCTCCAGTCTTTTACAGGTGTTTGATCTGGATGATCGTTATAAAAATCTGAGATATGATCGTAAACGTAGTGTCTAGTTCCCTTTATGACCTGGTATTTCATAGAGATTTGATAACTCCTGTATTTGTGCGACAAGACCGTTAATCAAAGCAAAAATAGGTTCTGGGACATCATAAAGAATACCATCTAGCTCTATGGGACATACTCCTGACGAAACTCTTTCTAGGACTTCCTCTTGAAGTTCCCTCGACAATCGTGATATTGATTCTAAAGATTTCGCCATGTCGGAAATTACGCCCAAATCTGCTCGGATGGAAGGACTCGAGCCTTTCACTTATGTACTTTCTTTAAAAAGTCTATTGGAATACCTTCTTTAAAAATTACCTCATCAGATTGTTTTAACGCATTTTTCTCAATAAAACTCTTTGGAACTTCAAACTCAAGAATTTCACCTAATCCTTTTTTTCTATACATTCCTTCAAACTCAGTTCCCCTAAGATGATGTGGAACTTTATAGGCATCTGCTGTTTTTTTACTTGTTGATGTAAATACTGTAGTATTAGGAAGAGTTTCTTCAATCTCAAATGCTTTATATCCTTTATACTTTGGATTTCCAACTATTCTTCCTTTTGATACCATAGTTTCTTTAAATCCCTTATTTACTCCCCTATACACAGTAACCATTTCCTCACCAGCTTTCTTAGCAACTTTAACAGCTTTTCTACCAGCAACCATTTGACCTATTACTGGAATAGCAGCCGCAGCAGACCAAGCTGCATCACCAAATTCACCTTCCAACGCATATAAAGTAGCATCTGCTAAATCTGCA